AACAAATACGGAAAACTGCCGTACAAGGAAGGGCTGCGGATGCCGATATGGTCAAAGATAATGGAGGCGAAAGTGTGAGCGAGTATTATTGGGGGATGTTATTCGGTGGGCTAATCGGTTATTGTCTGGCACTCTTTACGATGATAACCATCTGGAGTTTATGCGTGGTAGCTAAGCAAGCAGATGAGGGGCGAGAGTATGCAGAAAGTCACGAGAAAACGGAGCAGTACACGGCACACGCCAAGCGCATTAATTGAGCAGATTGATAGATGCCATAGAATTTCCTGCGCTGACATTGAACGGCAAAAGGTAAAGCTACAGGCGTGGAAGGATTTGCGCAATACCAGATATGAGTCGCGGTGGAAAGCGGGGACTTGCGCAATATGTGGCGAGCACATGGAATACTGCATAACGAATTATCATGCAGGGCTTCACGGCTACAAAAGCGCAGAAGCGATGATAAAAGCGGGCAAGGTGATTTTCGATTGAGGTATCAAAGTGACTGATGAAGAACTAGAAGCAATTAAGTTACCGCCCTGCCGATATTGCGAAGGCAAGGCAAGCGTAAGAAGGGCATCACAAGAATGGTGGTACGTTGGTTGTGAGTGCCGATTGAAAGAACAATGTACAAGGGAATACGTGCTTGATTGTGTGGCAGATTGGATTCGGAGGCATGGCAGATGAGTGAACATTGGCGTGCACTTGCAGCAGGTGTTCTGTTCTGCTTGCCATCGTGTGTAATTTTGCTGATTTGGGCGTGGAGGTGTAGGAAATGACTAAGCAAGAATTGATACAGGCGGCAAAAGAGATTCGCGAAATTTGCAGAGAGAATTCTGACATAAAAGATTGCGTTAATTGCGAGTTTAACAAAGACGATACAGGCGCATTTGGATGCGTATTTGCAGAAATGGCGCCAGAAGATTGGGAAATTGAGCGATTGGAGCGTGAAAGCAATGAAAACAAGATGGGATGATGTTTTATCAAAACTTATTGCTAAATATGATATTGATTCTGATGATTACCATGAATTAATAGACTCTATTCAAGATGATTTAAGAGACGAATACAAGCGTGGAGCAAAAGCATTTGCACGTAACGCATTATGGGAGTCGGCTGATTTTATACAAAGCACGTTGAAAGAGGTTGAGAAGGGGCGTGAAGCAGATGGCAGAGAATAAAATGGAAGCAGTCGCTAAGTTGTTCGGGAAGAAGTTGGGCGAAGAATTTGAGATGGTGTGGAGAGATATAGTTTTTGTTGCGAAAATAACAGAAGATGGACTAGAAGCAGATTGCCCTTGCCGCCATTGGGATAGTTTTCTTGTGGGTTTGCTCACCGGTGAGGCGGTGATTGTCGATGAATAATAAGCAATGGCTTCTTTGGAAAATGATTGATATGGATACTAAGGAAGTGGCCCGTGTTTTAAGCAGCCGCTGCCATGAATGCGTTGCCAGAAAATATTGCAAGTCGAAATATCCGGTAAATGGCAAGCAACCGCCGTGTTATCAAATTATTGGAGTGTGGTTAAAACAAGAGCATGAGGGCGGTGATTGTCGATGATTAAAAGCCCGGCAACAAAAAAGCGTATTATATGGGGGCGTGTGTTGAAACGCATGAAAACACAAGGTTCGTATGGTTTAGATGTGGCCAATTATTTCCCTATGCTGTTAAAGCGCAGTTTTCTAGATGCGCCATATGTTCACACAAAAAATAGGCAGAAAGTAAGATACAGACTGTTACGGAGGTTAGATTAAATGCTGAAACGTATTAGCTGGCGCATACAGCCCATTGAACACATACGCAAACGCAAACAGCGGCGCAAGGATATGTGGCAAAGACACGAACAATTTGCGGAGTATGTGGAGCGTGTACGGAAAAAGCGGAGGGCTGACAATGACTAATGCAGATAAGATTCGCGGTATGACGGATGAGCAGTTAGCAGATTTTCTTGCAGAGGTAACTGACTGTTGGCATTGCCCAACGTATCAAGAGTGCACAAATGTAAAAAGTTGTGATAATGCGCTGTTGGCGTGGCTAAAGATGGAGCATAAGGAGGGCTAAAATGACAGTACGAGAAAAACTTAATTCAATGGATGATAATGAGTTTGCTGAATGGTTGATTGGTTTTGTATATTTACTGACAAAGCCGAAAAAATATATAACGCCAGACGATAAAGAAATGCTTATTGAGTTATTGAGGCAGGAGCATAGGGACAATGACTAATAGGGAATGGATTAATGGCCTGTCAAATGAGCAACTAGTAAAGCTGATGCGGACGTTCAAAGATGATTCGTGCGAGTTTTGCACATATAGCGGTGCGGCAGAGTGCGGCTATTGCTTTGATGGACAAGTTGCATGGTTAGAGCAAGAGCATGATGGTGAGTCGTTTGAAGAGTGCGATTATCACTATTGCGTTTAAGGGGTGTGAGTATGGCAAATAAATACGGAGCAAAGTCAATCGAGATTGACGGTCATGTGTTCCCAAGCAAGCGCGAGTCGCAGTATTACCTGCTCTACAAAGATATGCTAAAACGTGGCGAGATTGTCAATTTAGAGTTACAGCCTAGATTTACACTTATCCCTGCATATACAAACCACGCAGGCAAGAAGGTCAGACCTTGCCACTACACCGCAGATTTCCTGCTGACTTATCCAGATGGACGGCAAAAGGTCGTAGAGGTCAAGGGATTCAGAACACGTGATTATATGCTACGGCGCAAGCTATTTGAGTGGCAGTACAGAGAATACGAGTTCGAGGAGGTCAGATGATGAAATACAAGGTCGGGGACAAGGTAAGGGTAAGAAAAGACATTAGTGTTAAGGGAAATTGGGGCTTTGTTGAAGAAATGAAGCCGTTCATAGGAAAAGTGGTTACTATTAGCAGATTGGTTAGCCCTTATGATGATGAATACATGATTTTAGAAGATGGCGGCGAATATGCGTGGACGGAAGAGCTGTTTGAAGGATTTGCGAATGAAGCACCAAGCATAGTGAAGCGGATAAACAACAAGCACAACATTCTCAATGGGCTGACCCAGACAGACGATGCTTTGACGGAGAAATTGGAGTCTCAGAATGATTTGGTAAACCACCCATCACACTACACGGATGGCAAGATTGAGGTTATCGACTTCATAGAGGATAAAAAACTTGGCTACCATCTTGGAAATGCCTGTAAATATATCTGTCGTTGTCGGTTAAAAAACGGTGGTAAAGACAAGGTGCAAGATTTGCGTAAGGCGATATGGTATATCGAGCGACAAATTCATCTTTGGGAGGGCTGACAAATGTTAGGCTATTTTGGCGATAACATCATGGCAGAAGTTGCAAAAGCCTTGGGCGTGGAGCTTGGCGAGCCGTTTGTTGTCGAGAACAGCACAGACAAATATATTGATTGGTTTCGGCTGACGATTGATGGGGCGCAGCACTTCTCACCAGACCCGCGTGGCTTTGCAACACTTCAAGGGTATAAAGGTGATTGGTGTTCAGCAGATTACATATTGCCCGAACTAATAACAGGCAAACGTGTGAGAATTCGGCGCAAGATTGAGCAGGGGGCGTTGTTCGATGTGGGTACATAGGTTTGACCGTGAAGCATACGACAAGCGCAAGGAGCAAGGCTTATGCGTGCAATGTGGTGCAGTATCAGATGGTCATGCACGTTGCAAGCGGTGCAGAATGAAGGGCGCAGAGTCAGCGAGAAGAAGCTATATGCGAAAGGTGGCAAATGCAAATGGCGAAGTTTGAATTAGACGGCATCTATTCAAGGGTAATGCGTGACGGAGAATGGCAGGATGTGTGTTGGACTGATTTAGTATGGGAAGAACGCATAGCAGAAATGCGTAAGCATGACGAAGGATGGCTTATACGCATGATTGAGGTTCTGAACATGGTCGCAGGTGACATTAAGCGCGATTTTCCTACGGCGAATCTGCAAGAAGTAAAATTCCCCGAGGGCAAGAAAGTCACTAAACGATGGCTTAGAAATAGCTTGATTTTCTTGACGGCAGAATTGCGGTTAGTATCTGATGAGATGGGCGTAAAAAGGGCGGTGTAAGCGTGCAGGACTATTCAGTTTTAGCAAACGATATGCAGGATGACCGCAAGATTGCGGAGCGTTTTATTCTTAACTTCGAGGCAGAACAAAAGAAGTATGACATGGCAAAGCGTGATTTTTTTGAAAGCCAGAAACGCAATGTCGAGTTAGTCGGCGGCAAAAGCAATTTGCCGGGCAATCCGACACAGGCGCAGGCGATACGTTCAGCGCAGTATGACGAGGACAACCCTTCATACTTATGGCTCAAAGCCGTAGAAATCGCTCTGAGGACGTTTGGAGAGCGCAAGCGTATATTTATATCCGTT